AAAATGGTAGATCTAGACACACGCTGAAAAGCGTAAGACGTGAATCCGGGTGAAACAACACAATAATATAAATGACAAGGAAAATGAACGATACTGACCGGGTACTTAAACCACCCCAAATAACGTCATTATTAATCACACTTGCCTTTTTAGCAACCATAAACTACAGCTATTTTGAAATTAGCAGCCATGCTAATCGTTATATTTATGTAAGAGTAATATAAAATCTCTAAGTTGCAGTAGCCCAAAAGGCAGTTAACTGCTGTTGACCATGATCATTTCGACCATAAGTACCAACTGGAGGTAAACACATAAAAATCAATCTAAAATCATCTCCACGAGTTCTCCATCCATAGTTTGAAGCAGTTGTAGAAGTGTACACAAGACAAATGTTTGAAATTTCAGTAAATGTAGATTCCATCAAAGTTGGGCGAAAATAAGGAATCATAGCTTGACCAGCAACTTGTGTATTTGGATTTGACATAGTATGGCAAGCTTGAATATTATTTGTTAAACTAGCTGAACCACTAGTAATTTGGAAAAGCACATCACCATTAACACCAGTTGTGCGAATCTTGTATCCAGTAGTACCACGCCAAAATCGATAGAAAAATGTAGAAATTTGAAGTCCACGCTGAATACTACCAGATGTGTATTGGTTAGGTTCAAGAGCATACAATGGAGCAGGATTAGTATTATAAGTACCATCTGCCCACCACATATGTAAGTAATCATTCCAATGTTTAGCACAATCACCCATAATCCAACCAGAATGATCAAAGGTTGTCATACCAGGACCAATAAATTCAAAGTCACTTTCAAAATCCAAACGTGGATCACCAGTTGCTGGTTTTGCAGTAGCTTCTAACCAATTAACATCTTTAGAAGTAACAGAATAATTGAGATCTCGCATCATAAAAACTTTTGTATCAAGCCCACCTGATTTATAAACAATACAATAGATTGGAACACTAGCACTATTACTTTGTTGAGACCAAGCCAAAACTTGAATGTAAACATTAAATTTCTTAGGAGTAACACTTGTAACTGTAGACATTGCCATATAAGGATATGGATATGCAATAGAAAAATCAACTTCACATGCACCTCTAATGTTTATTTTTTTATGATAACAATTAAAAGGATTTTCAGTAGATGATTCAGCAAGGAAAACCACAGCTTCAACATTATGAAATATAGTTGACTCAAAATATAGCTTAAATTTAACTGAACCACTATAAAATGTATGTTGTGATCGTAAATGATCTAAATATCCAATTTTAAATCCAGATCCTTCAATATCATATGAACCTATACCATTAACAGTTGTTAAACTGTTTGAAATAGAAACAATTCCAGTCATACAAGGAACGCCAGCAAATTTAACTAAATCCATCTCATCAAAATTAACACCTCCAATAGGAGCAATGCTAGAAACACGATTTTCACTATTGTGACTAATAATAGGAGCAGTTTGAATGCCATTTGCATGTCCATGATGATAATTCATATTAATATCTGCAACTGTTGTTGTATTTACAGTAGGAGGTTTATTTAAAGCCAACCCAGCCAAACGGCCAGCAATGGAACCAACCTTAATAATTGCGGGCAATGCATCATTAAGTTGGTTGACAGCGGAACTTGAAAATAATTTAGTGGTAGATTCATGACTAGCAGTAGAAGTCGCCTCAAGTTTGTCACGCTCATCCTTCTCATCCTGTTCCTGTATAGCACGCATTCGTCCAACAGTGAAAACACTATCAGAAGGAAAAGCCACGCGAGAATTGACAAAACGAGCATTGACAACAATCTGCGCAGTTTGGGAAGTTCCATCTGAATCAGCAAGAGGTACCAAAACAGTAATATAAAAAGTACCCATTTCAGCACTGGCATAACGAGATAAATCCAACCAATTTTGAACATGGATAAAAGGAACTCGAAATACACAAGATTCAGATGAAGAAGCAGAAATAATTCTATGTAATCCACCAGATAATGAATAAACGTCAGTAGGTAAAGGTACAGTAATAAGAGAGCTAGAATCAAGAGTATAGTACGTTCGAAAAGGCACATATGCAACTTGAAGTTTTCCCATTAATTGCATCATTGCAGTAATTTTAACAGTAAGCTCAATATCTGCAGCTAAATATCTCCAAAAAGTTAAACGATTAGTGATAAAAGCCAAATTAAATAACTCATTAGGAAAATCATATGAAACAATTTGAGTACCAGAAGCTTGTGCAGTAGTCCAATTCTTCTGGTCAATCAATTGTGATCTTTCAAAATTATCATCCAAGTGATGAGTCATAAAAGGAGCAGACGCATAAGGCGCCTGCATATTAGGTAATGTATCAGTGTGATGCACTTGCCCAATATCTTCATCAGTTCCTAAGACATGATGGTTAGTAGTTGGTACTTCAACAGAAGCACGATCATTTGTTCTCATTTGTTCAGCTTTACTATTTATTTCAATAGGCCATTTAACGCGACCCGACGTTGCTTCAAGATAATTACCAGCTTCGTAAAAATCTCGACGGTAACATGTATACGCTTTTTTGCAGCGTCGAATGCCATTATACAGTTCGGGCATTCTAATTTTGACAGCATTAAGATATTTAGCACTGTATTCTTCAAAAACTGCACGTGGATGATGTGAAAGTTCTAAAAAGAAAGTCTCAGCTGTCGACAACATTACAGTGTCATGGTCTGCTCCTTTGCGCCACCAATAAGTGGATTCGATAATTGTTCGCAATTCGAGAGGAGCTCGATAAATACCACAATCTAAACGAAAAGATCGACCAAGAAAGGTAATGGTTTCCAGAGTATCAAAAGTATCAGATGTAGCTTTTGAACAATGAGTGTAAACCATACCAAAACGTTTAAGAATATAAGGAGTAAAATCACTTGTCCTAATTCCTTCACGTAAAATAG